TTTCCGGTGTACTTTGGTCGGTGGCACCGGACGTAGACCCCGCCTTGCGCGGGTTTTACGTTAGGCTTCGTGGGCCATCTGGTCGTACGAAGCGCAACGCTTTGAGCAATAATCGAGTTCTTCGCGCGCCAGCTGGGCGCCGCGGATGAAGATCAATACGTTTTTAACTTCTTTGTCTTGCTCGATAGTTTTGCGGCAGTACGCGCATGTCTTCTGCATCATCATCTCCTCAGAACTTAACCGTGGTTTCCGCTGGCACTTCGTCACTGCGGACGATCCGTTCTACCGGGTAGCAATCTCCAGAAACCTTCTGTTCGATAGCGGCCTGCTCGCATTGCTGCTGGCTGTTATAGACATCGAGAACGACATCCTGAAATTCACCATTGGTCATGCCGATGGTCAGGACGAGTGCGAATAAGGTGCCCATTAGTGCGTCCCTGCCGGAACCAGGTGCGGTTCAATATTGCGTGAGGCATACGGTCGGCGGATGTGGCGCAGATTTCCCTGCGGTTCGTGCCAGTACATGCCTTCGCTGTAGTTAAAAGAGACCAGCCATGCTGCGCCGGTACGCTGATTACGCATTGGAACGGCGCGACCGCTGTTTGGTACTGCTGGATTAATTTTCATCTCAATCACCTGTTTGCCCTTGTCGCCAGGCTGGCGGAACATTTCTTTAACCTGACAACGCTGCGCTTGTTGTCGATGCATTGAAGACTACAACTTAAAGTTTCGCATGTAAAGTAGAAGAAACAAAAAGTTTCGTTTGAGTATAAAAAAAGACACCTCAGGCGGGTGTCTCATTTTGGAGAGAAACTATGGCTTGTTATTTTTGCTGATTGTGGATGATGTCAAACACATCACTTTTGAGAAGATCAATTTCGTGTAACACGGTCTTTGTATGCAGTATGAGGCGCAGCTTTTCTGCCTCAGGCAACTGGTTAAAGAGGGATAATAAAGCCTCTTCTTTTTCGTCAAGCTCTCTGCGTGCGCTGGTGGTTAGCACGACATTCTCTGCATCCCCATCCTCATCCATAAAGAACCAGTGCTCGGGCTTACGTGAAACAGCTGCAAGGCGTTTCAGACGTTCGCCACTGGCCACTGTTTTTCCCTTTGACCAGTTTTGGACAGCCGTATGGGAGAGCATGACCTGTTTTGCGAGATCGGCCATATTCCAGCCATTTTCGGTCATGACCTGTTTGATTCTTTTTGCGAATACGGGATGAGCGACTTTATTCATATTGTTATTTTACAACCTTTGGTTTCGTCTAGCACTCCAACTATTTGTTTCGTTTTTCTTGCAACTTAAAGTTTCGTTGAGTATCCTCATGTCATTCCACTGACAGGAGGCCCAATGAACAAATCACTTAAAGAAAAAATCACCAATACCATGTCGCGTGTCGACATTGGTGCGCAGCTTGGCATTTCATCTCAGGCAGTAAGCAAATGGATGAGCCAAGGGAAAGTCCCTGCGGGACGTGTTGTCCCTCTTTGCAAAGTCCTCAACTGGGCTGTAACGCCCCACGAAATTGATCCAGTGGCCTACCCAAACCCAACCGATGGTTTACCGCGTCAGGAGCACTAATCATGCAAACACTTTCTTTTCAACAGAATAACAGAGCGCCAGCAGAGCGCCTGACATTCTCGTTTCACCAGAATGAGAGGGATGACCAAAAGATTGATCACCGCGCCATCTGTTCTGCCGTTCGCGCCTGGGCGGCAGCAGAAGGGCGTGTGGCTGTAGCCCTGGCAATCAAAGAAGCGGTTGAAGAGGCGGGACTGGTAGGAATAGACACCAGCTGCAATGCCGACGTATGGAATGTGAAGCTGTTTCGTTGGCTGGATAACAAGGAGAAGTCTTCAGTCTACCGGGCGAACGTCGAGCTGCTGGAGCCGGTCATCCTTTCAGTGTTGCCGCTGGCTTTCCGTGATCGCGTGGTTAAAAGCGATTGCGCCTCTGTGCGCATAGCCGCAGCGGTTAAAGAAGATGCCGAAGCAATCCAGGCTGTGATTTTAAGAGCGCCAAAGCACGAGCGCCTGAAGGAGATCAGCGAAAGCATCGTGGCGAGGTTCTACCTGGATGGGCCGGATTCGGTTGCACCGCTTATGGCGATGGTTACAACGATGCTGGGGGTTGTATGACGGAGTTAAAAATGGCGAAAGCCGCGGTGCGCGAACACCAACGGCTTTCTGATGCAAATGCGACTAACAATTGCGAGGTAAGTATGTCAGCAACAAGTACCAAGGTAAACATCCAGCCAACCCATAGATGCTCTTTTTGCGGAAAGACAAATGTCGAAGTTGCCGGCGCTCTCATCATTGGGGATGGCGTCTCAATCTGTCAGGAATGCGTTTTGTTGTGCGTCGAGATCGTCTTTAAGCACTCCGCCAGAACTGACGAACTGACAGCAATTTAAGCATTCAGGGGTTTTTATGCGTGATTACGGCAAGGTGCATACGTCTTTTTGGATAAGCGATGGAATGCGTCGGGTTTCTGATGATGCCCGGCTGCTTGCGCTGTACCTGCTCACTGGCCAACACACAAACATGATTGGGTGTTTCCGGCTGCCTGATGGATACGTTTCGGAAGACCTCAACTGGATACCTGAAAGGGTTTCGAAAGGGTTTGATGAGCTATCTAAAAACGGTTTCGCAACGCGTGATTCTGCATCGAAATGGGTGCTTATTCTGAACTTCATGCGATGGAATCCTATTGAGAATCCAAACCAGGGCATTGCAGCTCTGCGTCTGTTTGCTCAGGTGCCGGACAAATCCACTGTGAAGTCAGAGCTGGCGCGGGTTATGGCCGATGCGATCGCTCATATCGGCAGTTCAAAGCTAAAGGGTTCTGAAAGGGTTCTTGAACAGTTTCTTAACCAGGAACAGGAACAGGAACAGGAACAGGAACAGGAACAGGAAAATACTTCGGGGCATGGCTCCGCCACACCCCCAGGGAGTGATGCTCAAGTCGGTGTTGCTACGCCTCCGAAAAAGAACGCCTACCCGGATGAGTTCGAGCAGGCGTGGGCGATTTATCCAAAGCGAGCTGGAGGCAACAGCAAGGCGGATGCCTGCAAAGCCTGGAACGCCAGAGTTAACTCAGGAGTCACTGCTCAAGAGTTGCTGGACGGCACGCGGCGATACGCCGAATTCGTGAGGGCTACGGGGAAATTTAACACCGAGTACGTCAAACAGGCCGCAACGTTCTTTGGCCCCTCGAAGCACTACGAGGAAGCCTGGAATGTGACGGCGTCGTCCGGTGCGCGGGATCCCAACACCATTTCCCGTCCAGATAACACCATCCCACCAGGGTTCAGGGGTTAACCATGAAAAACGCAATCGGCACCGGCAGCGCGCTAGAGCGCCTGCGGAAGTTTATCCCGGCCAGCGTGCAGCCGAAATTCAACAGCGTTGCAGAATGGCAGGCATGGCAGCAGGAAGAGGGCCGTAAACACTGCCAGCAAATCGAGAAGCAAAACCAGCGCACCCGGTCTGAGAAGATTTTTGGCCGTGCCGGAATACAAGCCCTTCACCGCAGCTGCTCGTTCGCGAACTACGAGGTGTCAGGCCCGGAACAACGTCAGGCCTACAGCATGGCGAAGAGCTACGCGCAAAACTTTGGTGGCGGCGGATTCGCAAGCTTCGTCTTCAGCGGCGCACCGGGTACCGGGAAGAATCATCTGGCAGCGGCGATCGGCAACCACCTGCTGGCAGCCGGGCACTCCGTTCTGGTGGTGACCATCCCTGACCTGATGCTCCGTGTTCGCGAGTGCTACGACGGCGGACAGTCTGAATCAGCGCTGCTTAACGACCTGTGTAATGTCGATCTCCTGGTGCTGGACGAAGTTGGCATCCAGCGCGGCTCCAGCGGTGAGAAGGTGATCATCAACCAGGTTATTGACCGTCGGCTCTCCTCGATGCGACCGGTCGGCATCCTGAGCAACCTGAATTACGACGAGCTGGTGGCCATACTCGGCGCGCGAGTCGTAGATCGCCTTCGGATGGACAGCGGCATCTGGGTCAATTTCGACTGGGCAAGCTATCGCGGGAACGTATCGCACCTGCGGGCTGTGAAGTGAGAAGGGAGTGAGTATGCCAAGACCAAAAACTCAACGCGAGCGCACCCTGTTCATCGCCTGGATTATTGAGCTGGTGAAAAAGCATGGCCGCGCAACGACAAACGATGTCGTCGCCATTTTCGGCCTTCACCGCACCACTGCCGAGAAATACATCCGGGCTGCCGTAGAGCAGGGGAAACTTATCCGCCACGGGCGCTGCGGCGTCTTCCGCGACCAGCGGGCAGTTATCGACTTTGACATGGAACGTTACACGCACCGAGGAGCATCACATGAGTGATTCACTGAGCAACAAAGAGCTGGTGGCCGTTGGCCATCAGTTTTCGAAGACGATGAGCAGCAACACGCCGATCATTGATATGGCGAAGATTGTTTCCCGTCTGGCGGAGCGGCTGGACTGCACCACCGCGGCGTTGCGCGAGATGACGAAGTCGCGGGATACGCTGGTGACGAAACTGGAAAACGCAGAGAAGCGGATCGCTGAACTGGAGGGTAGAGCAGTTATTCTTCCGCAGGCCTAATTTCGAATTATGGAATAAGCCGAGGGTATTGTAACCATTCTTATAATTTGTAGTCTAAATCATTGCACTCCCTTCAAGCAGAGGGTGACCCCTTTCAGGAGGCGTTATGATGAAAGACATTTTGCTTTTTGGTGCAGGACATGATGGGACCAAACGACGAGTTGAGCCAGGTAAGGATACTTACTATTTCAACAGTAAGGCTGGTATGTCGCCTACTGGCGCCAATACAGTTGGCTTCAGGGTAAAGCATGTTGCATACAAAGTTAGCACTGTTTACCCAGAAAAAGGTGGGTTTTTGATTGGCGTTCATGGCGACGAGCCTTCTGATGAACAGATAGAGAAAGCCATATTAAAGTACAACCCTATTCCACTTGAATAAGAAAACGAAACAAACAAACCTGGCCTTGGCGTGGGTTTGTTTGCCTGCGTTAAGTCGCAAACCACAATAAACGCCTTCGCGCTATCGACACAGTTAGGGCCTCTCCAAAGACCTTTTTCTCGCCTCTAGGCAGCCCGGATAGCGACCGCTGCAACACCTGATCGAAAATACTGATCGATACAAGAATATTGATTTATGAAATCGATGAAATAATAGTCACAGCAAAGCAAAAAATTATCAACCTGACAGGATGTGTTACCGCCGCAATATACCCTCAGGCGCAGGCCTGCTCTGCGTTTGAGAGGGCTGAGGATTTTCTAATCAGATATTTACCCCAGCATTTTCCGCCCCGAGTAAGTGTTAAAAATAACGGTCAGTTTTTACATGGAATTAGCGTAAAAATACATCCAAATCAATCATGTGAATGGCCTTGCACAGACATGAATTTCATGTGCATACTTAAGCTAAATGAATTAATACTGTTTATACATACAGTGTTTTGTTGTATGGTTTAAGTGCTACAGGAAAAAATGAATTTTTCTTCCGGCGAACCTATTAGGAAATTTGCGCCATTTGTTATTTTGGCACTAAGAAGAGGATTTCTCTCAGCCGGGAGAGCGTATTTGTGGATAGCAAAGTGAGGAGGTTGATGTGAAAGAAAAGCAGGAGCAGGATGACTGGTACGACATTATCAGACGTTCAGACGGCAAGCTTATTGGCTCCATGCCGTTTGAGGGCCGATGTCTCGTATACACCAGGAATGGGATGGTGTCGTGCCGCCCGCTGCTGGAGGATGAGGGAATCTTCAATCTGTCGTCTGGAACCCGTTTTCTTCGCCGCCTTGGCTACCGCCTCGTTCAACCCTCTGATATTATGATATCAACGGACTGAACACCCGTTGACCTGATGCGCCACGGAGAACACCATGGCGCAGTTACAACTCATCAAGCAATCCTCAGGAATCCTGATCCCCGCCACGCCGGAGACCAGCGAATTACTGCAATCAAAAATCAAGCTCGGCGCCGTGCTGGTGGCCGACTTCAAACAGGTCCGTAACCCGGCCTTTCACCGTCGCTTCTTCGCTCTGTTGAATCTCGGCTTCGAATACTGGGAGCCAACCGGCGGGGCCATCTCATCCAACGAACGCAAGCTGGTGACCGGCTATGCGAAATACCTAGCTTCATACGGCGGGAACGAAGGCGCGCTGCTGGATGCTGCTGAGCAGTATCTTGAACGCATCGCCGACAAGCGCACTGGCAGCATCAGCGCCTGCAAGTCCTTCGACGCGTATCGCGCTTGGGTAACAATCGAATCCGGGCATTACGACGCTATCCAGCTGCCTGATGGCACCCTTCGCAAGCATCCACGCAGCATAGCCTTCGCGAATATGGACGAGACCGAGTTTCAGCAGCTCTACAGGGCCGCGCTCGATGTTCTGTGGCGTTGGATATTGTCGCGTGCATTCCGGGACCAGCGCGAGGCCGACAACGCCGCCGCGCAGTTGATGAGCTTCGGGGGATAACCAGATGGCGAAATCATGGTTCCACTACACCGAATGCACAACCGAGCAAGCTGATGAACTTCAGCGGCAGTACCAGCGCCGCGGGGTAGCCGTAACACGCAGCCTCAATCGCGATTACCTTACCTGGACCGTCAGCGTAGAGCGGCAGGAGGTTAAGTACCTCGAGCCAACGCCGCGAACGTTCCGCCAAAAGGTCTGGGGGTGAGCATGGCTAAGAAACCCCGCCGTAAGTGCGCAAACCAGATCTGCCGCGAGTGGTTCCACCCGGCTCGCGACGGCCAGGTGGTATGCAGCTACGAATGCGCTACTGCCGTCGGAAAAGAACAGACCAAAAAAGCCCGTGAGGCGTCTCAACGTAAAGAGTTGGCCCAACAGCGCGCCATCGAGAAAAAAGAAAACGCTGTCTGGCGCAAGAGGAAAGCCGCGGTAAAGCCTCTTAAGCACTGGGTGGATCTGACGCAGCGCGCCGTTAACGACATTTGCAGGGAAACCGAACTCGCAGAAGGTAAGGGGTGCATATCATGCGGAACTAAAACAGCATTTGCCTGGCATGCCGGCCATTACCGGACAACTGCTGCAGCAGGGCACTTGCGTTTTACTCGTATCAACATCCATCTTCAGTGTGACGTTTGCAACGTCTACAAATCTGGGAACATTGAAGCCTATCGCGCCGCACTTGTGGAACGCTATGGAGAAGAGCTGGTTCTGGCACTGGAGAGAAACAACACCCCGCATCGTTGGACGGTTGAAGAGCTTGAAAAAATCAGGCTCACCGCCCTGGCAGACTTACGTACGCTGAAAAAACAGGTAGCAGCATGAAACCAGAACTGATTGACTCGCTTCGCATGCGCTGGCTGCGCCTCCGCATTTATCGCCGCCCGGGAACGGTGCTGGTGGACTATCGCATCCTTCGTAACTTGATCCGCATTTACCTGAGGGCAGGAGCCGCAACATGAACCTCGAAAACACAGTGAAATACCACTACGCAAAGTCCACGATGATCAGCGACTCCCCGCGCGCCACCGCATCAGATTCCCTGACCGGTACGGACATCATGGCAGCCATGGGCATGACGCAGGAACGCGCCGCCATGGGGTATAGCGCTTTCCTCGGTAAGATGGGGATCAGCCATAATGACAGGGAGAAGGCGATCGCGCTGCTGGCCGAATACGCACTGACCAAATGCGACAAGGTTGCAGCGCTGCGCAAGCTGGGCAACGGGGTGAAGCCGCTGGTAATGCATCAGCTGGCCACGTTTGCGTTTGAGGACTATTCGCGCAGCGCCGCCAGCGTGAAGCAGTGCGATTGCTGCGCGGGGCAGGGATTTATCGAGGCTGACGTGTTCACCATGAAATCGCACTACACTATGAGGCTCCCTCAATGGGCCAAAGACCTTAAACAGTCGCCGAGTGATTTCGAGGTTAAGCGCCAGGTGAAAGAAGTGGTACGGGTGCTGTGCTCGGCCTGCAAAGGGAAGAAGGTTGTCAGCTGCGCATGTAGTGATTGCCGGGGGCGCGGTAAAGCCGTAAACCAGAAGGAAACGAAGATGCAGGGTGTACCGGTATTCAGTACCTGCAAGCGCTGCAGCGGGCGCGGGTATGAGCGTATCCCTTCGACTGAGGCCTATGCAGCTGTTTGCCAGATCACTGATGCAATCAGCTTGGATACGTGGAAGAAGTCGGTTAAGCCGTTTTACGACCAGCTGATCACGAAATTTGATATCGAAGAAGCCTGGGCAGAAGCGCAGCTTAAGCAAATAACACGATAACGCTCACGGAAATAGCTTACGTTTCAACCGTTAGCTATTTACTTTTCCCGAATCTGTGTTAATTTCATCCCAACGATGGGTTATTGCCTTCGTTTCAAGCCCTGCGGTTAACACCGTGGGGCTTTTTGTTTGCGTAGAACACCCGCCAGTATTTCATTCGTCACAAAATTGAAGCATAAAGCTCTTGCCATTTTGTCTGGATTGGCCTTTGGATGCTAATTTTAAGGTGGCATTCGATAATGCTCTCGATACCCTTACAACACTCGGGTGGGGAAACACCCATACGCAGAGACAACTGCATGACCCCTGACCAGCGACTCAGCGCTGGTCTTTTTTTGCCACTAGCTCAACTGGAGAAAATACGGACTACTAACTCTGAGGTTCAGGGTAAAATTCTCGATGGGGCTGAAAAGTTAACCTAAAATATCGTCAATTGCAGTAGTGTTTGTGTGGTCATTCTGAGGGTGATAAGATCTCCAGCATACTCATCGACGAGGCTGGTTTTATGTGCCGTAATATTTTGACAATTTCTTTACTTGCTCTTGTATTTGCAGGGACTGCTGGTGCTGCACAAAATCAGATGCAGTCAGTATTAGGGGGAGAGTATAACCCGGAGAAAGTCTCTTCAGCAGAAGCTGTGCTGGGACACAGTAAAGAACCTCATGCAGAAACTCGTGCTGCAACTTTAAGGGGCTATATCCTTGCTTATCTTGATAAGGATTATGCGGATTTTCAGGCAGGACGTGGAAAAGTTGATTATTGCCCGAACGGTTCTCTTGCACATGTTGAGCAAAAGGTTAGTGAATACATTATCGCAACGCCCAGCGCTGTTAACGAACCATTCACCAAAGTAATCCCTGAAGCTTTGCGGTCGAAATTTCCCTGCAAATAAATTAGCTCAGCGGCTAAGGTGTTTGTTACGTAATCCAGGCTGCCTATTGGCAGCTTTATGTTTTACATGACTTTAGCCAGCAGGGCACTGATGCTCTGTTGTTCATACTGAATAAATATACAGATAAAAATAGCTTTATGGCAGGAAGACGACTAGGCTGTGCCTGTGGTGAATCCCCCTATGCGGTGGGGCGTCTAGACAGGCAGGTGAGTAGCGCGGTTCTGTGGTCTGGCGCAGAGTCACCGGGAGGCACCCGGCATCACACCCACTCATGCACTTCTTTGTCCGGCTCTGATGTAGGTTATGTAGCGCACAGCAAGCCTGGATTCCGTTTTACATATCAGATAATGTCATCCTTATGAGTTCTGTCAGAGCTTGCAGAGGACAATCATTATGGAAGAAGGATTCTACTGGATACAGTACGGCGGCAGGGTTCAGGTTGCTTATTACACAGACGGCGAAACTGAAGACCTTGAAACAGGAAGAATCATTACTGGTATCTGGCACCTCACACAAGGCGATGATATTTGCGATGACGGCGAGGCTGAGATTTTATCAGGACCATTAACGCCGCCACATTTTTGAAATAAACACCGTTGCGTTTCAATATAGGGTATAGGCTTATATCTGGTGAATCCCC